AGTGTCACTATGTTATACTTTATTCACATATGATTGTTTATAATTAAGGGGCGAAAAAAAATCGCTTTCGCATCTCGTTCTGTGAAGAATACGAAAGTCTGATATAAACAATTAGATGCAAATAGACTGAGATTCTTAACAACCTTCACTGGAATGTACAAGACCTTCATCTATACTATCATCCTCTAATTGTGATCCTACGGTAATAGAATCATCCGTTAATTTGATGTTTGCATAATAAGCACACTCTTGTAATCTCTCTTCTACTTGAGATTTAATAGGTGCATAATCATACCTTCGTTGTATATCAGCAGCAATCAAATCTACTTCATCAAGTGTTAACTTAGGGTACTTACTTTCGATATAGTTTCTAATATCGAAGATGATATTATTATCCATAAAAAAAAGATGCAAGAGGACTTACATCTATGTAGCACATTTATACTAATGTGTCAAGGATTAGGAATAGAAGTTATCAACAACTCCTTCTAATTCCTGGAATATCTTATCAACATCTTCTGCAAATTCATCATCTTCAAAGTTATCTATTTTATCCTGAACATATCCTTCTAAAACATATAATATGGTGCTAATTTGCCCCTCTGTTAGTGTTACTTTGTGAGGTCTATTTAAGTCCTCGTTAACACTTGGAATGAATGATTGCTTAGTCATTGTTGTTATCCTCCAAAGGTGAATTGTGGTTTCTCAAGTATAATATCTCTTACTCTTTCTCTATCTAAACTATCACCACCACCCCAAGAATAATGAACATATTCTAAATCACCTTTTTCAAATCTCTCAACATAAGTATTAAATGCCTCTAATATATCTTTCTTAGTTAAACCTTTAATTGGATAAAGTTCGCTGTTTGGGTTATAAAATGCCCACACATAGTCAACAAATTCTTGTAATGAATTAAACATGATTAGACCTCCTTAAAGATAACTTGTGAGTGGATGTAGTAAATTTGATGTATAATCTATTTTCTTAATACACCATCCTACAGTATCACTTATCTTATCAACTAATTCATCTTCGTTATCAACTTCCCAGATACCTAAAGCAGTATCTTGCAATGCAATTTCCTCATCAAATGTTAATTTATAACTATCATCATCATTACCATCATCAAGATCGAACTCAATTTGTGTTACTAATAGTTTCATAATATCACCTCTTTAGATATAAATTGTGCTGGCATAAATTCGTTTGTTACTTTATACTTACATTCTTTAATATATTCTCTTACTTGATAATAAAACTCGTCACGAGATATTAACATTTTCTTTTGAGTATCACCTCTAAAAGATAATACTTTAAGGATACGATTGTTGATGATGTTATTATCCCAATCCTTTACAGGATAGAAATCAACAACCATATTTCCGTCTTTTGATGTTAGTTCCATGATGAAATCTCCAAATAAAGTGAATAAAAAAGGAACACGATTACTCGTATTCCCAAAATGCTGGTTCGCAAACTTTATCAGTTAAAGTTTCATAATCTGCATGATTTACATTCTCTGGTAAACCCATATCGTTGAAATATCTTATTATTTCAACAAGTGCAGTTTCTTCTGCTTCAGTGATACGAATGTTGCGAAATGTTTGTGAATTTGACATAAACAAATGAATTGAAAAAACTTGTGAGGGAGACTTTTGCCTTGCCCCTCACTATTGGAACACTTTGATGGTCCCCCCTATTATCATTTATTATCCTCTTTGCAAGTACACGCTTTGGAAATATTACGGAGTTTGAGATATAAATTAGATGCAAATTCTGTTTCTTCTTCTATCATTAACTCATCATTATTCAGTTTTAATATATCAACCAAATATCTAATTTCATCCTTATTTAAATCAATTAACATTTAAACTTCCTCCACTTTGTTGTTTTAAACTAGCAATTAATTCGAGTACTTCTTCATCACTATGTCCACAAGGATCGTCAAACAAAATGTTATAAACTCGTTGCTTGAAGTTAGCATCTCTTTGTGCATAGAATTTCTCATCACTATGTTTAACAATTTTCTTTGCATCTAACTCGCTGTTAGTTGCATTTGGGTTTGCAGATTGTTGAATCATTGTTATTAATTAGAAAGGACAATAAAAAGAGGATTGTATCATTTACTGACACATATCCTCGAATCGTTGATAACAAATCTGTTCAATCTCTTTTTCAGAATACATTGGAAGTGTTTCAGTTAATGTTAACTCTTCCATTAATTCTTCATAGATTGTTTCAAGAATTGTTTCATTTTGTAGACAAGACATGATAATTATTCTCCTTTAAGTGATAATGAATTAGAGTAAACTTGCTTGCTATGTAAACAAGTTTTGTGAATGTTAAAGAGTAAATCCATATTTACTCCCTCCCAATCTGTCCACTCTGATACATAATCCCATTGGTCAAAATCACCAGTCCCATCTATATTTTGTGGGCAAGATTTGAAATCTAGGTTATCATCAACCCAGAATAATCTTCCAAATGCTTCAGATGAATACATAGACAATTTAGAAAGAATTGATGAGGATTAATCCTCACTATTAGAACACTTTGATGGTCCCCCCCTATTATAACTTATCAACTAACTCTTTCCACCATTTATTACTTTTAATGTTACAATTCTCTCATCAATACCATCTTTATCGCTTAAATCTATATTTTCACTATTAGCGTAGAACTCCAAATCATCATGGAGTTGATTATATATTACACTATAATCAAAGTTATTATATATCTTTTCACTAAGCAAATCCTTCTGCTTTTGTGTTAATCCAGGATAGAAATCCTCCACTGCTGATTGTACATTAACAACCAAATCTGTCTCCCTCATTGTTCTACACTCCATAGAGATTTATCAATACATTCTTTACATTGTTGACATTGTAATCCTGACCAACTAAAGTGATAAACTTTACTGATTGATTTACAATTAGGGCACATAATATGTTTACCCCATTTACCTGCTCTTGCACGTTTTGTAATAGGTGCGAATGAAATAGTAGTTGTGTTCATAATAACTTAGTAATCAAATTGTGTCCCTTGTTGTAGGATTAACACCGATAATCTTTGCATGAGGGTTTCTATTTTTTGCTGTATCTATCGCATCATTTCTATTAACTGCATGAACAGATTCAGTAAAAACTTTACCACCAACATACAATTTTACATCCCAGATCATAACAATTAGTCCTCCAAATTTGATTTGATTGTTTATAAGAAAAAAGGGTGATTATCTCAAATAGAGATAACCACCTGCCCAACCTGTAAAACTTGGGTTGTGTAATTGCTCACGTTGATTAATAATTCTCATGTCATATCTTACATATTTTGCAGGAGAATTGTAAGAAGCAGGTTTATAAACTTCACCTGTATTCTTATCAACAAAAGCATGAACACATCCTTCTCTCCATTCATTACGATCTTGGAATGTATCAAATTCACGTTGCATAATCTTGTAATACTTGCGACCATTCTTGATAACAAAGTTTGTAAGATTAGCAGTGCCATTGTTTACATCTTCCAACCTTTTTCTGGAGTAGTCAGAGTCAGAACCTTGGAACATTCTTATACTGTGTTGTTTGTAATTTTCAGTCAAAGAATCACAGTAAGTTTGAGTCCATTCTAAAACTCTTTCAGGTAATGTTGTTTGAGTCATAAATGAATCAATAATGCTTACACTATTATAACACTTTAATGGTCCCCCCTATTATTATTGTAACAAACTAAAGACTATTGGTAATACAGCACTAACAGCATTATTATTTCCACTATTATTTGCACGAAAAGAATCACTAATACAAGGTAATTTAACCTTTTCTGATTTTACATAACCACCAACATATTGACCATGTTTGTTATAATAACCAGGAACATATCGTTCATTATACTTATAACGATTACACTGTTCAAATGATCCACTGGTTCTACCATATGGCAATGCATTAACTGAAGGTGCAAAGATTAGTGTTGAAAGTAATAAAAATGCTGTGAATTTCATGGTTTTAATGATGTAGATTCCCTACTGATTCATAGGGGATAAGTTAAAATTTGCTCTACTAAATCCCTCCCTATTTACTATTTTATATGTACCAAATTCATTTGTCAATACATAACCTTCATGGTCACAATATTCTTCCTCAATGTAACATTCAACAGGATCATTACACGAAATATGTGAGAACATATCAAGTTTAATTGTCCACACTAATTTCCATAAACGTAGGACATTTATATCCATTTCGTTATCATTAGCTAAAGCATCTAAAGTTATATCATCTAACTCAATATCTTCTCGAATACAAGTATTTAATTGCTTCTTAATTGTCCTGATTTGTTTATCATTAGGGAACTCGCATAAAGTTGCAATCTGCTTTGCAAACTGGCACATATTGTTTATATTTTGTCTTTCATCATCTATAGTAATATATGGTCTAAAAAATAGAACATTATCATTACTATTGAGGTCTAATCTTGATGAATTATCTACAAAAGCATTGCGTAAATCATCCTCTGCAAAATATACTGTATGAGGTGCAATTATGATATTTTGAGTTACTACTTCATCAAAGAAATATGAAATAGTATTAGGTTTATAGCATATATTACCACCAAATCCCATGAAATCACCCTGATAAATCTTATCTGTATGTGGTAGATTATCAAGACAAGAATGTAAAATACGTGCTACATTTCCTTCATGATTTCTATCAATATCCTCATGAGAATGATTGATCTTAATTTTAACTTTATTAAAGACAGATTTAGTGCCTACGAAGAACATTCCATTAGCAGGATTACGACCCCAAACTATTGCTGGAGCACCATCAATCTTTGCTGATATTTTACCATTACTGGTGAACCAATCTAATACGGTTAGATCACCATTAAGGACAGAATCTTCAGGATGTTCGATGTGAATGTTTTTCATAATCTCCTTATTCACTATTACAACACTTTGATGGTCCCCCCTATTTTAACATAAAAAAAATCCCCTTTCGGGGATTGTTAACAATTAAAACTGATTTTTAAGGAGTAGTTTAGCAAAACCCTCAAGATATAAGAAAGGGAGAATAGCAAGACTGAATCCATCTAATTCTCTTAACTTCTCAATCAAAGATTTTGTTGATACTTTTGTCTCCTTAATTTCGGGAGTTGTTGTTACTTCAGTCACAGCAGATTTGGCAGTTCGGGTTACTTTATTTACCCTTCTTGCTGGTTTCGCTGTTACTTTCTTAACTGAAACAACCGTTTCTTTAACAGTTTTAGGTGATGCAGATTTAGCAGTTTTAGTTGCTGAAGAACGTCTGCGAGTTGCCATAAATGTCAAAAAGTATAGAAAAAAGTGTAAGGATCGGTCAAGAGGTGCTTCACCTATCTTCAGTTATGTAAGGGATTACCACACTCTATTTCAGTGCTACCTTACAAGGTTGGATGGGTACTAACTCGACCCTCACACTATAAGGACACTTTGATGGTCCCCCCATGTTATAAGAATGGTTCTAAAGTTCCCTTCCTATTGTTTACTCTCTCTTGTATCAATTTACCATAATCCTCATGCAATTCGCACCCTATGTAATCCCTACCTAATGATTTTGCTACTAATGCAGTTGTTCCAGATCCCATAAATGGATCTAAAATAATATCATTAACTTGTGACCCTGCTAATATACATGGTTCTATTAAATCTTTCGGGAATACTGCAAAATGAGCACCTCTATATGGTTTATTTGTTATCGACCAGACAGATCGTTTATTCTTTTTTGGATATGATTTTGTAAGACCCGAATGTGGTTGTAATCCTGTTCCTTTGTTGTGATATTTGCCGTTGGTTCTATCTCTTGTTCCCCAATCTTTTGCTGGTTCTTTGATACTTTCATTGTCATAATAATACTTCTTATTCTTACTTAGTAGAAACAAATATTCATGGGATTTAGTACATCTATCTTTCACACTTTCTGGCATTGGATTAGGTTTATGCCATATAATATCTTGTCTTAAATACCACCCATCTGCTCTTAATGCAAATGCTAACATCCAGGGAATACCAATTAAATCTTTCTCTTTTAGTCCTTCTAATTTATTACCTCGTCTTGCACATTTGTCTGGTAAATCTTGTTTATTAGCAGAAACAGTTTGTTTAACTAATCCTTGACCTTTTCCTGGTCTATAGTTATAATAACTGTCACCAATGTTTAACCATAATGTTCCATCTTCTGTTAGATTTTTACGCACCTCTCGGAATACTAATACTAATTTTTGAATATACTCTTCTGGAGATTCTTCTAGTCCTATCTGACAATCCTCCCCTCCATAATCTCTTAAACCATAATAAGGTGGAGATGTAATGCAACACCTTGCTTTTTCATCGAATTGTTTAAGTGTTTCGAGACAATCTCCAAATAATATTGTATCTCTCATTTAGTTTGCTCCGATACTATTGCTTTTAATTTACCATCATCAATAGTAATGTTTATTTGATGTTGTAAATCCTTATCAGTATCCATAAGTCTAATATCTATTGCACCACCATTTCCATAATATGATACAATTAACCTATTAGATTTCACCTCCCACTTATTAGGATTCTTACAATGTTTATATACAGGATTTGAGTTTACATCCTCATATCCTTTAATCCACGGAGTATTTTCATTTAAATTAAACCATTCTTTCATAATTACCTCCTAATAGTAGAAATAGCGGGTTCACCTTTATTGAACACA